CGACCAGCTCATCAACACCCTGTTCATGGGCTGGCCCGACGAGACCCTGAGCAGCCGATGCTGGAGGTGGGAACTGGAGGGCATACGCGCATGGCCCCGCAAGCTGGTGGACACTCTGTTCTTTTGGCAAACGGGCCATTGCCGGAGTGCCTATGAAAGCGAACGCAAACGCCTCCAATACCCTCCTGAACTCAGAAACGCGGGAGGCTAAATGGCAACGCCCTGCGCCCACGAAGCCGACATTTCCCTCCTCAATACCGCCATCGTCGAAATCAAAGACACCCTCAAAGACCTTAAAGAACTCCTCCTCTCCAACGCCGTCCTCTCCGAGCAGGTTTCCCATTTCAAGGAAAACATCACAAGCATCGACATCCGCCTCCGAAAGCTGGAGCTGGATGTGGCGCAGGGGAAGGGGGCGAACAGATGGGTCGAGCGTGTGGTCTGGTGCCTGACGTCAGCGGCGTTGGGGTATTATTTGAAGGGGAGTGTGTGATGTGCTTTGTTTTTTAAGATAAGAAAATGTAGTTTTAAAACTACAAAATGTTCGTAAAAACGAACAGTTGCACAACAAGACTCAATAATTATAGCAAGTTGCAACTTTTGCGCGCTTGCAAATAAATGCCTTTTGGCATATTTTCTAAAAGAAAGGGCAAGGAAGTGCTGGTAACACTCCCCTGCCCCCGGCAGGATTGGTTCCGAAGCCTACTCCCGCTGGTTAATGCCCTAACGGAAATGACCCCGGTAAGCGTGCCCCGCGAACCGGGGTCGCCTCTTTTATAAAGCAACTACTGCATGTAGCGCGTAATCATAAACACTATGACGCCGCACAAGATGTTCAGCGTCATAGTATCAGCTATGTGCTCCATACGTACCTCCTTCCCATAACCCTGCCGATACAAGCGGGAGAAGGTCCTTTTGAAGCATATCTAACGATTGCCTAATAATCAATCTCCTTTTTAATCCAAGGAGCATTTCAAAAATGTCCAATAACCTCAAGGATAATCGCGCATCCGAGTCCGCACTCGCGGAACTTCACGGCGTCGTGGCGAAGCTCCTTACGTCCCGGCTCCAGTCCGGCGATGCATCCACGGCGGACATCAACGCCGCGATCAAATTCCTCAAGGACAACGGCATCGACTGTGCCGGGTCCGCGAACCCCGACGTACAGGATCTTGTGGCGAACCTTCCGACCTTCGAGGATGTCTCGAAAGATGAAGTGAGCCTCCTCAACTAACCCTTACAACCACGCCCTATTTTGAACCCGACCTTCGAGCGCATGACTCGTTGGTCGGGTTTTCTTTTACCCACTGGAAACATGTTCACCTTCACATGTATTTTGGAGAAAAACACCATGTCCAACAAGAACCTTCCTCCCATCAACATACCCAAGGATGAACTCAAGGTGATCATCACGCATGACAAGGAGCGTTTCTCAAAAGGCCACCTTACGCCGCTCCGGGCAGTTCGCCTGAAATGTCTGGACTGTTGCGGAGACAGCTCCAAAGAGGTTGAGGCGTGCTCTGCTGTATCCTGCCCTCTGTGGTGGTATCGGAAAAGCCCTTCAAGCCTTGATGCTCCGGAGGCCAGGAAGCAATCAAAATATCCTACGGCTGCTCAGGCCATCAAAGCGATGTGCAAGGAATGCTGCGGGGAAGATCTCAAGGGCTGCGACATGGACGAATACAGCTGGTGCCCCCTGCTCCAATACAAGAAGCAGAAGGCAGCCAAACGCCCTGTTCTCAGCGAGGCCGAACGCGCGCGACGGTCTGAGCGAATGAAGGCTGTTCTTGCTCGGAAAGCCAGTTAAGGTGAACACCAAATGCCCCGAAAGAAGTTTTCCCGACCCAATAGTCGGGTTTCTTTTTTCGGGGCATTTTTTCTTCAACAACACACCACTGGAGGTTTTGTTACGAACACCCCGACTTCCATCCCCCCGATGCCGGAGAAGCTGACCGACTTCCGGGTCTTCCTCACGCTTGTCTGGCGGCACCTGAACCTTCCCGACCCCACCCCCATTCAGCTCGACATCGCCCTGTACCTCCAGCATGGGCCGAGGCGAAAGATCATCGAAGCCTTCCGAGGCGTGGGCAAGTCGTGGATTACGGCGGCCTATGTCGTCTGGCGGCTGCGCCGGAACCCCAACCTCAAATTCATGGTGCTGTCCGCATCGAAAGACCGCGCCGACAACTTCACGACGTTCTGCATGAGGCTCATCAATGAAATCCCTATACTTCAATGCCTCATCCCCCGTGCCGACCAGCGGTGCTCGAAGCTCTCGTTCGACGTCGGCCCCGCCCGTGCCGACCATGCGCCGAGCGTCACGTCGAAAGGCATCTTCTCGCAGATCACGGGCGGACGCGCCGACGAGATCATCAGCGATGACGTCGAGGTACCGAACAACAGCTTCACCCAATCCATGCGGGACAAGCTCTCGGAAGCGGTCAAAGAGTTCGACGCCATCCTGAAACCCGGCGGCACCATCACGTATCTCGGCACCCCGCAGACCGAACAATCCCTCTACAACCAGCTTCCCGACCGTGGGTATGCCGTCCGCGTATGGCCCGCACGGTATCCGTCAGATGACCAGATCATCAACTACGGCAGCGAACGGCTGGCCCCATTCATCCTCAAGCGACTTGAAGACTCCCCTACCCTTGTCGGGCGCACCACGGACCCGCGCAGGTTCTCGGACGACGACCTCCTCGAACGCGAACTCTCGTATGGGCGCAGCGGGTTCCAGCTCCAGTTCATGCTCGACACCCGGCTCTCCGACATGGAGAAGTATCCCCTCAAGCTCGGGGATCTGATTGTCATGTCGTGTTCGGCTACCGACGCCCCGGAGAAACCCATATGGGCTGCGGGCACCACAAACATCCTGAACGACGTCCCCTGCGTCGGCCTGAACGGGGACAGCAGGTACTATGGCCCCGCTTTCCTCCACGGCACATGGCTCCCGTACACAGGTTCCGTCATGGCGATTGACCCGGCTGGACGAGGCAAGGACGAAACCGCCGTGTGCGTCGTGAAGATGCTGAACGGCTACCTGTACGTCACGGCAATGCGGGCCTATCAGGAAGGCTACAGCGAGGCCACCCTTTCCTCCATCGTCCAGCTTGCCAAGCAGCAGGCGGTCAACCATGTCATCATCGAGGCCAACTTCGGGGACGGCATGTTCACCAAGCTCATCAGCCCATACTTCACCAAGACACACCCCTGCCGCATCGAAGAGGTCAAGCACAGCAAGCAAAAGGAAGCACGGATCATCGACACCCTCGAACCCGTCATGAACCAGCACAAGCTCGTCATCGACAAGAACCTCATCCTTTGGGACTACAACCTCTCCACTAAGAACCTCCCCCCTGAGATGGCCCTCAAGTACCAGCTCATGTACCAGATGAGCCGGATTACCAGAGACAAGGGGAGCCTTGCCCATGACGACCGCCTCGACAGCCTCGCTATGGCGGTCGGGTATTGGGTCGAACAGATGGGACAGGATGTGGACAAGAGGATGCTCCTCCGCCAAGACCACCTCATGATGGAGGAGATGAAGGCATGGGAAGGGAATGCTAAGGGGGTGAACGTGAAGATCGGAATTACGAACAACCCCGCACTCTCGGAGATGCTGTTCACTTTCCACGGCACGGTTGTCAAAGGAAATGATGATACAGGTGGGCATCAGCACTATAAAAGATTAAGAAACTGGACTGGTGGGGGGAGGGGTACGAGGAAGATCCTCCGGTAGAACGTGAGGGGAGGGGGAGCATGAAGACCTCCCTCTACCCCTTCGGGGAAGACCTCCCTTCTAGGGTCATTTTCTAACATACTGATTTTATTAAGATGGATGATCTGTGATCCATGATCATGCTGACTTTCTAACTAGTTGAAATCATTATGATTGATGATATTGATAGAATATTCTATTTATTCAATATCGAAAGATAGTTGGAATTAGGTTCCACCTTCGGAGAGAGCGAAAAGGAATTTTGACAAGAAGCTACTTTCAGTATCTTAAAAAATCTTACGTTACCCTAAAGAACCGAACGTGGGACTTAAACAAAGAGATCTAATTTAGATCAAGATCACCTTAATGATCAGAATCTATACGTTACCTTATAGACTCGTATATTGTCTTACCGTTTCCTTTCCGTTATCATATAGGCAGACCAAAATTTGCTGAAAAATGTGAAGGGCCTACCGCTATCTGATTGATCCCCGATTCCCCCCATGCCCTCCCCGCCGCTCTCATGGTTGTGGGGGATGGTCACAGGGAGGGAGTCGAGCCGTTGAACCTATATATATATGGGCCGTTTTGCAATTCATTTGCAATCAAATGTACCTAACATGCCGTAATCATACGATAGCATGTCGGATTGATAATCGCATTGAGGGGATAGAGGGGAGGTCTACGGAAGGATTGCCGGGGGTGGTGTTGGCAGGGCTGTCAACTTTGTTTGCAGTCGTAAGGATTGACTGCCAATTTTATTCTCATTTTGATAAAAATCAATTGGGAAGCTATGAAAAACTTATTTACTCTCATGACAGCTCTTTTTGCTCTATACTTATGTACGGAACCAACAAAACCTTATTGTGTCGATGGATATACAGAATTCAGGTATATATATGAATTTGAATCGTGTAAATCAGAAGTAGAAATGTACTTACATGATGTTAAAGAATATCAAGATTGTCTTAAAGATGAAATTTATAAAATAAGTAATGAAGCAAATAATGTTGTATCTGACTTTAATTCACAAGCAAGCCAATAAATTAGCAATAAGAGCATAAAACATTAATTACACAAAATAGAAATAATATGCATGATCCAAGATTAAGTCTTTCTTTCCTATGTGCTATTGCCTTAGTTTCTTCTGTCTTTTCAGGCTTCATCATCAGTATTTGTGAAGATAAAAATAATAGTAAGAAGAAAAAATTTTATTTATCATTCTTAGCTATTTGCTTTTTGTTTTTTATGTGGCGTAATGGTACTATAGAGAATTTAAGATATGAACTAGATTCAATGTATAGTAAACTCATTCAATATAATATAAGATATGATTTTCAATATATTGAAGGAGAAATATAAATATGCCAGCACTACCGGGCTATTTATGAATGTAGATCTAGAAACAGGTTTAGGTACTTTCTTTTTGGCATTCATCACTTCTCTATTTTTAGGTTGGTTTTTTGTTATATTCACAAAAGAATCGACACTGTTATCTATAAAAAAAATTACGATATTCATAGCATCAATAATTTTTATTTTATTGATGTTGTGGCGTAGCGGCGAAATATCAGATTTAAAAAGTGAAGTAAAATGGATGCAAAGAACACTAGAAAAGCATAATATAGAATATGATTTTCAATATATAGGCGGTCATGACTAATGCCAGCACTACCGGGATACTACACTGTAGCGGAAGCCGCCGAAAGGGTAGGATATGCCTCACCTAGCACCATAAAAAATGGTTGCCAAGCTGGAAAGATTCCAGCTTATAAGGTAGCTAAAACATGGTTGATCCCAGAGGATTGGGTATTACAGCAAGAGAAGGAAACACCAAAAGGACAAGGAAATAGAGGCGGGGAAAGAAAAATGTGAGGTACGAAAAAATACACTTGACTTTTTTCGCCGTTATCGGCTAAATGGGAATCACGCAAGGGGAACAAGCCCTAAGCCTGATTCCCTTTCTTTTTACCTTTATTTAGCCTTTATCGGCTAAAACTCTTTGACAACACCAACCCCAACATGACGCCAAGCGGAAACGCGGAACCATAGGGGCAATAGAGAACAGAAACGAACAATAACACAGATACAAAAGTTTTTGCTTCCAACACCTTGCCGGGTACGGATCACACTTGCCCAACTGCATACACCAGACAGCGGGGGAACGGGTTCCGCCTCTCCCGGTCATAGTGGCGCATAGCATAAGGAACCATCCGGCAAGGCATGGAGTCAGAAACGAACGAATCGTCTTGTCAACACTGGAAAAAATGGATATTTTAATTACACAGGGGAGAAAACAGCATAATGAAATATTGGATAACAACGTTTCAAGCTACCGGGATAGCCCTTTTTGCAGGCGCATTGATCGCTAATCCACCTGTACCGTCCGCTGTCTTTTGGGGTGTTTGGCTAATTTTTGTTGGTGCATTTTTCCACCACCTTATCAGTAAATAAAGACAAGGGGGAATTATGAGCATTTCAACACTCATCGGCGTGATTATGACAATTGTTGCTGTAGGCGTCTATATTGCCTATAAGATAGGTTGGATAAAGAAGTAATAAGTCACCTTCTTTTGATTCAATCAAAAAAGCCCTTTCGGTTTCGTATCGGAAGGGCTTTTCTTTTATCTTTCGAAGGAGTCACAATATGTTAGAATCTTATAAAGATGTTACAGTGTCGAATGGAACGCATAAGATAGAAGATCTTGCACGTGCATTTTATGAACCTATCTGTGCCTTATGTTTTGAATCGCTAGAACAACATAACGCAAAAGCCTATAAAATATGTATCGCAATACAGCATGATCTGGAACAGATACATAAATTTTATGACTGCATTTCATGGTTTAATTTGAATAAAGAAGAACCGGAAGAATTTATAGCTGTAATCAGTAATGTATTTGATGCATTAGATATATATACTCCAAAAGGTTATTATTTCGGCGCTCTTGAAGGTGACGGTGCATGTTTCGGTTTTTGGCCTTTATCCGATGATGAGAAGTGTAATGATTAAGGAGTTCCTTTATATACTCGGAAACATCCTGATACTAGGCTTTTTCATCTTCTTAGGACTCTTTGGAGTCCTTTTTTTGTAACCATTATCAACCATAAGAGGATATAAATATGACCGCTCTACTCTCTGAAAAGGAACTCGAACGCAAGGCTTACAATGCTACAGCACTCTTTAACTTTGATCCTTCCGATACGTTTTACTGGCACTATATTCTCAATCATGCAAAGGATGAAGGGTTTTCTAGTGATGTTCGGGAATGGCAGCGTATGCCGGGGGAAGAAAAGGAAGATGCAATAATTGGTCTTTATGAAAAGCTGTTGACTTCATATGATGAAGGTATTCTTAGCATTGATACTATTGTTGTTAAGGATGTCCTTTTAAGCACTGGTGGTCCTGCTTCCGGTATTGAATTTCGTTTGTTTGATTGTGGCGATTCATACGAATTTCAAAATGCTAGATACTGGTATCAGGATTGGTTCACGCCTCGTCAATATTCATACATTCCAAATGACATAGGTGTAAGGATGTTTGAGCATTTTGGGTTTGAATACAAGTAGGAAGAACCCTTTCTATTGATGATTCATTGTTCAATCATCAAAGAGGCGACTTGATTATAGCGAGTCGCCTTTTTCATTGATGGAACAAATATTAACAACAATGGAGTGATAAAATGGACGCCTTTTACACTGAAAACATTGTAACGGAAAAGTACGGCTACAACATGACTATCAACCTGTATCAAGATATCGACGCTCCAAATCCATTCGATGAATTCGACACACTCGGGACGCTCGAAACATTTACCAGTGCGACAGAGTATAGGGAACGAATTGAACAATTTGATAAGGAACGGTCTATCTTTGTTGAGGGGTCAACGCTGAGAACCGAATATGTCATTTACGCTTCCCGTGCCTCTATCAGGACAGCGTATAACGTCAAGCGTCTTACAAATAAGACATTAGCAAAGGCATTTGATTGCCTCATGTCGGAACGCGCCATCTATGAAAACTGGTTGAATGGCGGCGTTACAGGCTACATAGTAACAGATGATGAAACAGGGGAAGAAATAGATTCCTGTTGGGGCTTTTATGATGACGATAATGATGAACATGCCCTTGAAGAAGCAAGAGAAGCAGCCGAAAACTATAGGCGACCAATACCCGCATGGGCAAAGAACTGGAAGCTGTTACCGGGACTGACGGCGGAACAGGTTGGAAACCCTTTTTTGCGTGTCGCGTAAAGTATGAGGTGTTTATGTGCACATTCTACAATATCGACGTTACCGATATGACCATACGCCAGATCAACAGGCTCTTTCGCCAGCACGACACCAGCACGTTATGGCCTATTTGTGGGCGGTTCAACGCTACCGAAAGAGCAATCAGGCGTTTGCAGCGGACCGCTGAATACACCTACACAGACGGCCTTGAATATGCCCTTGCCCTTGATTCTGAAATAAGCCGCATTGTGAACGGGGAGGTCTAGATATGAGCGTACAACATAGCCTTTTCATTAATGCCTATATCGGATGCCTTTTGTGGGCTGGAACAGACGATAACGGGGAGCCGTTAGACACTCATTACAACATCTATAATTTGTCCGCTGAAAGCCGCAGCCGCATTGTGAGGGACTGTCATTATTTTATGCTTGTCGCCTCTACTAGTGACATAGACCTTTCCGGCCTTGAAGCACAAGCGGGGCATGATTTCTGGTTGACACGCAACGGTCACGGCACGGGCTTTTGGGACAGACCGGAAATCTACGGGGAAGAAAATGCCCGCATCCTTTCGATTATGTCCCATTGTTTCGGAAATTGTGATCCAATCATCACTGATGATGAATATATTGAACTTGTATAGATTTTGCTTAGGTGAACTATGGAATTTATGCTTGTTATTCGTGATGGTGAATGGAAGCCTTGCGCCTATTTTATTGACGGGAAGCGCGTTTCTAAGGAGGCTTATAATATAATGGAATATGAAATTCAAACACACGGCGTTGCGGATTGCTTCCTTACACGCCGTTCCCGTAATGGAAATTGGCTTCATAGCTTTTCAGGTCGCTTGATACGTTGACCTGAACATATCAACACCATTGAAACATCAAAAGGCGGAACCTCATCAACAAGGGTTCCGCCTTTTCATTGTGGCAATGGTCGATTCTATTTAGCTTTATAAGACAAATCATTTGAAAGGACGGTCGCATGTTCAAGTATCTTTTGAAACTCTTCCTTTTTGGGTGCCTTATTCCCATTAAGCTCATAAAGGAGCGCAAGGTAATAAAAAACGTAGCGATTGAAGGGGGAAGGTTTGAGATCCGTCTTGGATTCCATACTAGCCTTAACAACAGCCCCGTATTCTATCTCAGCACACTTGACAGCATTGTTCAAGAGCATCGTCCTGGTACTGACTTCTACATTCATCTTTGTTGATTTTAAAGCGGCTCTGCTTCCTATATAGGAAGCTATTATTGCCGCCACAAATGAGACACCCGCAGAGAGTAATACGTTTTCCATGTTCACCCGCCTTTAATACTATATAAAGAATGGAGACTATCACATGGGTTACACAGTAGACAAAAAGACCGGAAAGATCATCCTTGTACATGACGTTACCGTATCGTCAAAGGCCGTAAAACAGCCGGAAACACAACAGCAGCAGCGCCAGCAGGAACAACAAACCGCCGCCACCTTGCCCGCGATTCCCGCCGCCTCTATGTCCTCCGCGCGGGCTTCCGCTCCCGGCACGTTTGTTTTCCCGGTCACGAGACAAAAGGTTCGGACGGTATGGCATGAGGGGAACGTCTGGTTTGTGGCAAAGGATGTTGCCGAGTGTTTGGGATTCACTCACCCGCAATCTGCAATTATTGATCATTGCAACCATGCGAAAGTGTTAAAAGGTGGCGAAACGCCACTTTTGACCTCCTCCCCTCG